TATTGGTTTCGTCACAGTACCAAATGACAGCAACAAAGGCTGCTAGGAAGATCAGGGCTTCAATCATGCAGGATCACCCCAGTTGTGGCAGACATAGATTGCCTCTTCTGGTGGATACAGCCCTTTAGCTTGACCCTCTTTCACGTTGTCAATGATCCTCAAAGCATCCTCTTGACACTGTTGCTCCGTCTTGTAGATCACCTCTGATGTGGTGGCATAACACTCACCAGACAGTGTATTACAGACTAGGAAGAAGAGGGTGTACATCAGTCGCTTTCCAGTTCTGTGATAAGACGATCAAGATACCAACGAGCCTTCTTCAAGTCTTCAAGGGGCTTCGTCTTGTAGCGCCAGCGATGAAGGTACTTCTTAGTGTTGCCTTCCAGATAGCCTGTGTAGCCTTCCCACGACATATTGTCCTTGAGATAGGCAATGCACTCAATAACCCCTGTGTTGTAGTGCATTGGGTTATTTACTACGTCTTTTTCCATCTTTTCCCATTTCTCTTTGTGGTAGTCATTCACGATTTGCATAGGCGGCGAAGTCCAGATTGGAACCCCAGACTGCCGGATACTAATTGGGCCTTCCCAAGTTGTTGTAGCAGTTTCTGCACTATAGTATTCCAAGTTATCCATCAGATACCCTCTGCTTCAAAAGCGATGATCCAGTCTTTACAGATGTCAGATCGAACAATGTCGTCTACACCAAACTCAATAACTGGCACAGGTAGGTTATGTTTCTTAGCAAGGTGGATAACCTTAGACAACCCAGATTGACCACCAATGTCTGACTGCTTCACATCACCATTGATTACGACCTTACAGTCCTTACCAATCCGTGTCAAGAACATCTTGATCTCTGCAACAGAAGTGTTCTGTGCTTCATCTAGGATGATAAAGGCGTTCTTGAATGACCTACCCCGCATAGTGGATAGAGGTGCCATTTCAATATTGCCACTCTTGATGCCAGTCTCTACAGTACCCTTCCCTAGTTGCTCATTCAGAACATCAAGGACAGGTGCAGCCCAAGGAGCAAACTTCTCCTCTAGTGTGCCGGGGAAGTAGCCCAAGTCTTTACCCACAGACACATTGGGACGTGTCAAGATGATCTTGTCAATCTCACGATTGGCATACATGTTCGCTGCATAGGTGGCTGCAATGAACGTCTTACCAGTCCCTGAGAAACCACAAACAATGATCTGATCTGAATCCTTTAGTCGTTTCAGATAGGTGTCTTGGTTGTCGTTAAGAGGCTTGATAGAGACGGTACGCATTGCACCTTCTTGTTCAGCACCTTTGTAACGGGACTGTCGTTTGCCTTTGGGCTTTTCAAGCATCATTGTTCTTCAACCATTCTACAAGATTTTCATAACCACCAATGTACTCATCCTCATGCCAGATTTGTGGGACAGTCCTAAGTCCAAACCCTCGCATAAGTTTGACGATCATAAGGTGTTCATCGTAGTGAAAGACCCCAAGAGGGGCCTTCCGTTGTTGTAGGAGTTCTTTGGCCTTGTCACACCAAGGGCAATCACCCTTCGTTATCATGTAGAACATCTTCTTCTCCCTCTTTACTAGCAAGGTTTCCAAGGATGTAACCCATCATCATTTCTAGATCGTCAATCCTGTCCCCCTGCCTATAAGTTAAATAGGTCAGAAGGAACAGGACTGCAATCTGTACAAGGTCAAAGAGCATCAGGTCAGGTCCACGATTTCACACGTTCCACCAACACAAGCAAAAGTCTGTGAACCTTTGGAAGTATCCTCAGTCTCGTACTCACTTAGTTTAGCCCAGTCAATCTTTGGTGGCATGATAGCAAGCAAGTCTTCGTACTCCCGTTGATTAACTTCCTGATAGGGTGCCTGCTGGTAGCTGTGGTCAGAGTGTGGCAAGAAAGACACACCAGATACTTCATCGAAGTACTTGTAGACCCAAGCACCAACTTCCATCCATTCATTATCACGAACAGTAACCGTGACAGAAGGTTTGTGTTCGCACCAGTGACGCTGATAGACCAACCACAACTCCAACTGTTCGATAGCAGTCATGTCGTTACGGGTGATAGCACCTTCGGGAGACTTCTGTGGGAAGCTAAAGACAGTAGTAGTCTCAGGCTTAATCACACAAGGCTCACTAGGAATACCCTGATCCTTCATAAACTGGGTCAGAGGGTCTTTGTTATCTCCACGTACAGTACGAATGTAGTAGCTGCTATGACGAGCATGAATACCGGAAGCACTATCAACAAGCTGGCTAACAGTACCGGAAGGCTTAACGCAGGTAATTGCAGCAGAAACAGGGATGCCAAGGCGATCTGCCCACTCAGCGTTAGTAGTAACAGCAACATTCTTAAGATGCTCCAAGATATTAGGAAGGTCTGGGTTACCAGATAGCATCATGTGATCCATGATACCTGTCAACGACACACCCAACAGACGCTCTTCCTCAGTGTTCTTCTGCCAAATCTTACGCAGGTAAGGGAAGTGCGTGTAGGTAGACTGGATAGTGCCAAGGATCGTAGCCAGCTTTACTTTCCGCTCCAAGTCCTTAAGTGTGTCCGTAGCCCTAACCACGACTTCTGTGAGGTTACAGAACTGGTACGGACGAAGGATGATTTCACTGCACGGATTAGTGCCAAAATCTTGGTTAGCATCACGACGACCATTCTTTCCAGCTTGCTTCTTAGATGCCTGACGAGAGAAGATACCACGCTCACCAGACTTAGACTCGACCAAGGACAGCCATTCACGCATGAAGGTTTCCATGTCGGGCTTCTCAGTGTAGGCCACAGAGTTGTTAGCCAAGGCACGTTGAGCATTACCTTCCCACCACATACCCGACTTAGCATGACGCATACGATCATCAGACAGGTTCGACAGAGAGATCATTGCAGAGCGACGAACACCGCCTACCACAACAACTTCACCGATCTTACACATGATGTCGTGGCACTCGATCGAAGACAGCTTACGACCAGCAGCACCCTTGAACTTCTCAATCGTGTACTGGAACAATTCCACCAGAGGGGCAGGGCCAGATGCACGACCACCAAAGGTCTTGAGTTTAGCACCAGCAGGACGAACCTTAGACACATCCCACTTAGGAATTTCCCCTGCATAGAGCATAGCAATCAGCTTACGCAGAGACTTAGCCCAACCCTCTTTGCTGTCGTGGACAACGATCACATCCTCAGAAGCAAACAGTTGCTCAGGAACCTCTGGCAGCTTGCTGATGTATTGACGCTCCACAGAGAAGCCAACACCAGTGCCACACAGAAGGATGAACATAGCCTCATCAAAGGACTTAGGATCATCAACAGGCATGTAGGAACAGTTGTAGCCAGCCGTATTGTCACGCTCCAAGGCAGGGCCAGCCGTCATTACAGCCCGCATAGAAGGCATGATTTCAAGGTTGAGGATAGCCTCTTCCAGATCATCAAGGATAACCTCGTCACGGCTCTTAGGGACAACCACATTGGTCATATAGCGAGAGACAGTCTCACCCCAGTTCTCACGGCGGTTCTCTTTATCCAACCAACGAGCATAGCGTGATGTGTGAATGAAGGACTGGTAGTCGGTTGGCAGGTAGTTATTCATTAGCGGTTATCCCCACTTCCTTTGATTACGTCTCGTTTCTGGCGGTCACGGAGTTTGTTGACAACACCATGAACAATCTCGTCCATCGTGTACCCCAGTTCATGTGCAGACGTGGCAACGTACCACAACACATCACCAAGTTCAGCAGCCGCACCAATATCATCAAAGGAACCATCACGGATACCCTTCTTGATCTTGCCTGTATATTCCCCTGCCTCAGAGGCTAGACCCAAAGCAGTATAGGCTAGACCTTGTTGCTTAGGGTAGATCGCAGTTTTCTGACACTCACTCTGAAACCAGTTGAAATCGCTGGTTCGAGCAAAGGCATCAATATCGGTTTCGTTAATCATGTCTTCCTCTTCATCATATACAGACCATTTAGCCATCAGTATTCGTCCTCATACCTCTCTAAGAAGATGTAACCAAGATCGTCTAGGATTTCAAGTACCTTCCACAAAGTAAGGTCATGGTCCTTTAGGATAGTCACAAACCCACGATCTTCAATGAGTTTCAAGATTTGTTCTTTACTCACGGTTTTCTTCCATAGAATGTTGTCTCAGTCTCGTTGTTGGTGAAGAGATACCACGCATAGTTGTCTACACCCTTCTTCTTGTTGTTTTCCCAGTACATCCGTCCTACACTGACCACCTTAGCGCACTTAGCCATGTAGGGGCCTACTCGTACATTGTGCATATAGTCCGCAGGCAACAACAACCAAGTAGGTGCTAGGGCAGGTAGGTGGTCTAGAATAGGCTTTAGCATGTCCCATGTAAAGGGTGGGTTAGTGATGAAGTGGGTTACATCTTTGTGAACCCATTTGATAGAAAGACAGTTTAGTTGTTCCACAGTCTTTGCTTGTGGTTCAATGTCCAATGCCGCCCGACAAACTACACCATGATGCCTGCACAGTTCGTTGACTAGATCACCAGCACCAGCACAAGGTTCGATGAAGGTTGTGGGTAGTGGCAGATGTTCGACCAGAGCATTTACAGCAGCAGGGTCGATTGTTGCATAAAAGTCACGGCCCTTCCTTTCGAACTTGTCGTTGTCACGTTTGCCCACTGTTCCAGACCTCCACTTCCATGACCACTGTAGCTTTAGTCTTTCGACTTTCTGTGGCAAACATCTTAGCAGCCGATATAGCTGTGTCTTCTGTTTCGTAGTACAGATAGTCTTTGTCTTCCACATAGACCCTGTACCCTAAGATTTTAACGTCCTTGACCATACTCTTTCTCCAGAGCCTTTAGAGAAACCCATTGCAGATCGTAGTCACCCTTCTCGACATAGCGTTTAATCACTACTCCTTTGGACCACTCTGCATTGGCTTGTCCTGCCCACTTTTCTTCAGACCCTTTGAAGCATCCTGCAACAAGGCCATTAAGCGGAGTAGGACGAGCATCCGCCTTCCGATAATAATGGAACTTGTGGCTATGACCAACAGTGCAACTATGAGCCAGCTTTTCGACAAGGCTGTAGCCATGATGCTTAGTAGACATAGCTGAACCAAAGTTACCACTGCTGACGTAGTGACCATATAGAACACCGTCATACTCAGCAAGTGAAGGGCCTGAGTTTCTGTATCCATGATACTCATCGAACCAGTAGTCTGTTTGAAGGTGGGAAAATGAGATTCCATATTTACTACCCTCTAGTCGTGGATCATGGTTGATAGCCTTCTTGATCCTGTTTTCGTGGTTACCCTCAAAACCAATCCGATAAGGGCGCTTCTTCTTACTGACCTTGTAGCGACC